GCAAGGTCGAGGAACAACAACAAAAACAGCACGATGCAGCTTTCGGTCGTAAAGGGAGAAGGCCTTGATATAAGAGCCGATCTCGATACGGAAAGAAATACAACAGCCCAGGCGCTCTATTCTGCGGCAGACAGAGGCGACGTATCCGGAATGTCGTTCATGTTTACCGTAGACGGTGCATCATGGGAAGACCTTGACACGGACCATCCTGTAAGGCACGTGACGAGCATCCGTAAGGTGTTCGAGGTATCGGCCTGCACGTGGCCCGCATACGAGGATACGACTTTTGCAGCAAGAAGCAAAGAGGAAGCGCTGGAGAGCGCTGAGGCTGCGCTGGAGAGCGCCAGAGCAAGAGCTGCAGAAGAGAAAGCGCAGGCTGAAGCGGAAGCCGCCGAGGCTCAGCGTAAAGCAAAAATCGAAGAGCTGAAAGCGAAAATTACGTCTATAAAGGAGGGTTAACTCATGGACGAAATAAAAAAAATGACTATGGAGCAGGTTGAGGAAAGACTCAGCGCTATCAAGTCAGAAGCAGACACGGAAGGAGCGAACCTGGAAGCGTTAAGCGCAGAGACGGATGAACTTATTTCGCGTAGAGAAGAAATTATCGCAGCAGCGGAGACCAGAAGAAAGGAGCTGGAGGACGCTGCAGGAGAAGAGATCAGAACACCGATCTTAAAGGAGAAGGAAATGGAAGAAAGAACATTCATGCCGGATACCGCTGAGTACAGGGTAGCATGGCTCAAAAAGATGAAGGGCGAGAAGCTCGATGCGGAAGAAAGAGCCGCAATGGCGACCGTTGACGTAGTCCCTACGATTACGGCCAACAAGATCATCAACAGGCTGAAGGAGAATGATCTCATAAAGCATATTGACTTCACCGAGTTTGAAGGCGCAGTCAATATCCCCAACTACACCACCAACGGTGATGCTTCATGGGGCGATACCAACGAGCAGCAGGACGTTATCGGGCACGTAGCCCTGAGCGTCTACCAGCTCATCAAGACCGTAGAGGTCCCCGGAAAGTTTGCAAGAGTATCTATCGATGCTTTTGAAAACTACATGGTCGAGGCGCTCGCAAACAAGATCGAGTCCGCGGTCCAGAAGGCAGTTATCGTCGGTACCGGCTCCGGCCAGCCGACAGGAATCAACGTGACTCACTCCACGGCTGACGGTACGTTCACCAAGGCCGGAATCACGCTGAAGGATCTCACAAAGATTGCCGGAGAACTCGGCGCAGAGTACCAGAAGGATGCTGTCTGGATCATGCCCAACAAGGTATATTTCGAGGCTCTTGCCAACGTAACTCTCCCCGGAGTAGCTTCCATCGGAGAAGGCGGAAACAAGTACATCCTCGGAAAGCCCGTTGTGGTTGATGACAACTGCGTCATCTCCAGCACCGACACTATATTCTATGGAGCCGGCAAGGCATATCACTTCAACCTCGCAGCACCTATCGAGGTTGACAGAGACGACTCTGTCGGATTCAAGTCTGCGGCAGTCAACTTCAGAGGCCTGGCATACGGCGACGGAAAACTTGACAACACCGCTGCGTTCGTCAAGTTCACGAGAGCGACAGCTTAAGAAGGGCAAGCACATTAACACTACCGGTCCCGGCTGATACCTCCTATGCGGTCATATCGGCCGGGACCAACATTACAAAGCGAGGAAAGAAAAATGAAAATCATGATTGCGGTTCCCTGTCATGAGACTTTGGATGTCAGATTCGTTCAGAGCCTTGTGTCATTGCAGAGCCCAGATAACACGTTGCTTGAGTTTTTGCCGGGATCCCTTGTCTATGAGGCGAGAAACAACCTGGCACAAAGAGCGATAGGATATGGCTGCGACTACATTCTCTGGCTCGATTCCGATATGACCTTTGATGGCAACCTTATAGGCAGGCTTATAGAAAGCATCGGAGACGGTGACTTTCTGTCAGGTCTGTACTTCACAAGAAAGACGCCGTATAGGCCAACGCTGTTCAGCCGTTGCGGATTTGTTGAAGCGGAGGATGGCGGGTATCATCCGGCATTCGAAAGAGTTCAGGTGGTGCCTGACGAAAAATTCGAGATCGAGGCTTGTGGCTTCGGTATCGTGTTTATGAAGACGAAGCCTCTTGCGGATATGTTCGCAAAGGGCGAGCTTCCTTTTGCTCCTATTCCGGGATACGGAGAAGATCTCTCGTGCTGCATAAGGCTAAGACGTGACGGACACAAACTGTATTGTGATCCGAGTATCCTCTGTGGCCACGTGGCGCAAGTAGTCATAGGTAGCACGGAGTATCTTGAAGAGTGGAACCAAAAGCCGTTGGCTTAGGTTTATATGAGAAGGCAGGCCTCCTCGCTGCCTGCTTTCTTCTTTGTGTAGCGAGGGAAACGGAGAAAATGGAATGAGCGTACTCGAAAGCGTAAAAGCATCGCAGAGAGTTGTTAATGATAAAGTAAACGGCGAATATCAGGAAATGATAGACGCCTGTAAAAATGAGCTCATGAGACTCGGTATCTCTGCCGAGAAAATAATTGCCGAAGACACGGAGGTCACGCAGGCTTGTAAGCTCTATGTACACTGGATGACTGACTACGAAGGCAAAGGCTCACAGTGGGGCGTTATGTATGCCAACTATGTCAACGCGCTATCTCTCCATGTCGAGTATAGGGAGGAATGCGATGTATGACGATGTATGCGCTCTTGTCAAGAAACAAATCACAGTCAGCAGCGCCGGGGATCCTGTAGAGGCAGAGAAGTCGAGGACGGAAGTGTTCTGCGAAGTCATGTCGGCGTCCTATAGAGACAAGGAAGCTGCGCAGGCCAGAGGCGAAAAGGCGGAGCTGACGATCAAGCTCTCGGATAGAGCAGATTATGACGGAGAGATCTTCGTTGAGTATAACAGCGAAGAGTACCAGGTTGTTGACACATATTTCGACGACCGATCAAGAGAATTAAGGCTGGTGGTAGGAAAATGGCAGAGACAGTAATAACACCGGCGGAGACTTGGACCTTAAGAGAGGCGCTTCAGACAAAGCTGCTCACAAAGTGCAGCAAAGTCTATTACCGGAAGGCAAAAGGCGTCGAGGGAGGTCCTTACATAGTATTTTCGCTGAGTTCGGGATTCTACGAAGAGAATGACGTCCAGTACGAGATGGAAGTCAACATCTTAGGATTCGGGACGGACACGCTAGAGGTCGAAAACCTCACGGACAGTGTCTGGGATATGTTCAATCATTATTACGAACACGGCGGGAGTCTATCTTATGTTGTCTATCCTGCGTCTAGAAACGAGCTGGACGAAGAAGAGAAAAACAATATTCACAGAAGATTGACCTTCACGGTCAAGAGATTTATTGGAGGCTATTAAATGGGAGTTTTCACAGGCTTAACAAACAAAACAAGAGAAAACATCCAGCTTGACGCGGGAGCGCTGTACAAGAACTTTAACGTGGCAAGCGACACGCCGGCAACAGCTACAGCGAAGCTCATCGGCGCGACGGAAGGAGGCGGACAGCTTTCTTTCGTTCCGGAGGTACGTCAGATCCCTGTTGATGGAGCAAAGGGCCCTGTCAAGGGATTCGAGGTCATTGATTCCTGGACAGCGACGCTTACCGCGACGCTTAAGGAGCTCAAGCCGGATAACATCAAACTGGCACTCGGTGCAGCAACAGTGACATCGAGTACGTCACCTGCAGGATATCAGAAGATCGTTCCGGATGAGAATTTCGAAGATTCTGATTATCTTACAAACGTGACATGGATAGGTAAGCTCCTCGGGAGCGACGATCCTGTCATGATCGTGCTTAAAAACGCACTTTGTCTTAACGGTTTCAACCTCCAGGTGGCCGACAAAGCAGAGGGCACGGTCCCCGTGGTCCTGACGGCACATTATGACGTAACGGATCTCTCGGCGATTCCTGTCGAGTTCTACACGCCGAACATGACGTCAACAACAACGACCTGATAAGGCCGGAGAAGAAAAAGCGAGGAAAAACAAATGAGAAAAATCAAGACGACAGATGTATTTTCTGCCATGCGCCTGATCCAGAGGTCGGGCCTCAAAGAAAAGTTTGTCCCGGTAATAAAGAGCGCCGCAGAAACCGAAGACGATGTGGTCGGAGTCGGTATCATCGGCGTTCTTTCTGTTATCGAAGTGTTTGCCGAAGCACAGTGCGAAAGCATGGTCTATGACTGGCTGTCAGGTCCCCTGGAGAAAACTCCGGAGGAGATCGCGGATATGGATCTTGATGTTTTAGCAGAAAATCTTGAAGAGCTTGGCAGAGAAAACGATCTGAAGCGTTTTTTTACTGCATTGTCGGGCTTACTTACGAAGAAGCCCTGACATACGCAGGAAAGTATCCGTGGGATTACTTTATATCCGTTCCTATGGAGGATGCCTGTCTTACGCTTCTTGAAGCGAAGAAAAAAGAGACAGAGGACCTCCTGTTCAGAAGATGGATAACAGGACATTATGATTACGAGCAGAGCTTCGAAGAGTTTAAGAAGCAGTTTGAAATCAAGCGGAAGCGCTCTACAAAATCGATAATGAAAGAAGTAAACGGATACATTGAGCGGTTTAACCAAGGGTTTAGGAAAGTAGACATAAATGGAAATATTTAAGCTCTTTGGGTCCATTATGGTGGACTCTTCGGAAGCGCAGAAATCAATATCCAGTACGACTGAAAAGACTGAGACTCTTGGCCAAAAACTGTCGAACGGAGTAAAGACTGTCGCAAAGTGGGGAGCTGCTGTCGTGGGAGCGGCAACAGCAGTCGGCGGAGCGATGGTCGCCGCGGCAAAAGACACTGCGGCCGAGATGGATGTTATAGACAAAGCATCCATCAGGATGGGTATAGCGGCAGAGAGTTATCAGGAGCTTGCGTATGCAGCGAATCTTTCCGGAGTGGAAATGTCCACGATGGAGAAAGCGGCAAAGAAGCTCGAGGGAACGGACCTTAATCTTGATGACGCTCTGCAGCAGATCATGTCGATAACAGACGAGACTGAAAGGACAAACGCTGCTATCGAGATGTTCGGAGAAAATATCGCATATCAGATGACTCCGCTTCTTGCAGCCGGAGCAGACGGTCTTGCGGACATGCGTAAAGAGGCAAACGACCTCGGACTTGTTATGTCCCAGGACAGCGTGACTGCCGGAGCTGCAATGAATGACATGTTTACCAAGATCGGAGAAAGCATGTCAGCTCTCAAAAACAGCCTGATGGCGGAGTTCATGCCTTATATCATGGAGATCCTTCAGTGGGTCATAGATATGATCCCCGTGGTGAGAGACGCGGTAAAACGGTTCCTTGACTGGATCATGCCGTATCTCAAACCGATACTCGAAGGCGTGATGGCGTTTATTAAAGGCGTGTTTGCGCTGATAAATGGAGACTTTTCGGGATTTAAGGACGGCGTCGTAACGCTGCTCAGGAATCTTGCCACTGCCATGGTGCAGCTCGGAAAGAACATCCTGAATGGCCTCTGGGATGGCATCAAGAGTGTGTGGTCATCGATATGGAATTGGGTCAACGAGAAGGTAGCATGGCTCAAAGACAAACTGACCTTCTGGAAGAATGGCAACGCGTCGATGCAGACTGATGGTAGCCACGCAGCAGGTCTTAACTATGTACCGTATGACGGATATATCGCGGAGCTGCATAGAGGAGAGATGGTCCTCAATGCGAGCAATACTCAGTCGCTCAAAGACGACCTTGTGGAAGGCCTTAAGGAAGTTCTCCAGGGCGGGAGCTTCGGAGGCGGCACTATTATAGTGCAGAGCGTTCTCGATGGCCGTG